ATACACCATTTGGATCTTCCAGTAATAAATTACGATTACCAGTATTTTTTATATCACGATGTTGATAGGTACAACCAGGTACATCAATTTCTGGTGGTTTTGTAATACTTAAATAATGCGGAGTATATATTTCTGGAACGTCTGGAATGTATATCTCAGGAATACTTATATCAGGTATCTCCATCTTCTAGTCAAAGGCATCTCTTCTTTTTAATACTGTTACTTGCGAAAAACATCTAGGACAACTTAAATTAGTTTCTACAGAAAACTCAGTATTATCTTCAATATCTTGATCTCCTCCCCAAATTAGTTCAGAATCGCACCAAAAACAATTCATTTGATAATTGGCATGGATGGACCAGTTACTTTTGGTAAACCTTGATCTAACATCTTTGGCATCATGCCTTGTACATTGCCGAGAATCTCATTCATAACTTGGCTTTTAAAGTTTTCAGATGTTAAATACTTGTAACCAAAGTATGCTCCACCACTCATAGAAGCTACCATTACAAATGAGATGATACTCAAAACATTAGCTATTTTTTGAAACATGATAAAAGAAGCACTGATTAAGGCAAGCGTACCAATAACATTTATGGTACTTTTCCTTATTATAGGACTAGCACCATTGCGTGTCATGTATGGCATCCTTGATAAGAATATTCCTGTTAAGACTCAGTAGGTTCTTCTGGTTTTAAAATATCTTCACAGGCAGCGATACCACCTTTTAATTCGTAAATTTTTATTTCGCAATTTTTCTTAACTTGTTCAGCTTCCTGGTAATTTTTTACTATTTGCTCTAACTCAGATTTAAGAGCCTCTAATTTTTGCTGTGGATCGACTGCCATTAAACTAATATTGTATTACTCTAGTATACTAGCAATGTGTTATAAATTCAACTAGGTTTTGTTGGCCAAGTTGGGTTAAAAGGGTCGGTTGTATTTGAAGGTAAATCTCTTAATGCCTGTCTATAAGTTTTCCAAGCTTCTGATTCTGCAACACCTGTTTCATTAGCTTTGGTTACAACCCAATCAGTTTCAGCTAATTTTTTATCTCTGTTATAACGTAACTGTTCAAAACCTAAAATATTTTTTATTGCTGGTTTTTCAGCTTCTAAATCTGCTTGTACAGGAGCATCCCCTTCATCTTCCCATAAAAGTCTTTCTGCACCTGTAAGTGGATCGCCTTCACCATAATTACCTTCTGAATCAGCATATTCAATAGCCCAACCTTTATCCATATACTTATAACGCATCACTTCATAAAGAGATAAAGTGCCGTCTTGTCTTAATCTAATTGCTTCCATTTTATGCTCTATAGGTTAAACAAGTTGAAAATAAAAGATCTTTTTGCGCTCTAGAGTTTAGAACTATTGCTCCCAATGATTCTCTTGCTTGTAATCTAACTTGATAAGTTCCGTTACCTACATCAAAAGCTTGAAAGTCTGTTATATCACCTCCATCAAAGTCTTGATAACCTTGATGACCTTTTGCTTCAGTAGGATTTGATGAAGCACTACCTGTTAATCTAATTCTAAAAGCAACTTGACCTAAATTAAGTTCTGATATACCACCACAAAAACCAAAAGCAAGAATTATACCTCTATACCCAGAAGGAACAACATGATTACCTGATGTTATGTGGTCAACAAAACTGCCAGTTAGATGTCGATCTGTTGTTGTATGCACTCTGCTAGTAGATACAACGTCATTAACTCCAGTAAGACCAGTACTAGCACCATAGTAAGCCATTAATTTACCTCCGTTAAATTAAATTTGTATTTTTTGCCAGTTCGCTTGTTAATCAAGAATAAGTCATGGTGTCCTTCCTGTATAGTATAACTTCCCCAAGTTGCGTCAACATCATTTTTACTACCCTCATTAGATAAAACAAGGTCACTAGTATATATGTTTTTCCAACGTGTAGACGATGAACCCAAATCATAAGTGTTGTTTGCACCGGGTAAAAAATGCCCACTTCCGTCAATTAATGCCCTATCAGTTCCACTTTCTCTAAACCTTATTCCATCTGAGCCTCCGACAATATATAACCTATTAGAATGATGTTGAATTTTTGTATGATTACCTGACCAAGTACCACTTGCAAAAGAAATATCACTATTAGCAACTATAGAAACTGCCCCACCACCCCCAGAAAAAGAACAGTCAGCAGAAAAAGTAATAGCTCCAGAACAAGTATCTGAAGCATCTGATCTCAGAAAACTAGAGCCTTGAATACCATCTACAGTATCGCTATCTAGCCCAGAACCAGAGCCGTCATTAGCTGAATGCCAAACAGTATAATAGCTTGCATCAAGACGATATTGCAGACCATTAGAACCACTTGCTATTCTTAGTCCTTCATTTGATTCTTGATTTATAAAATCAAGATACCCAGAAGCGTTCCATTGAATGTATGCCTTATTTGTAGTTCCTTCTTGGAATCTTATATATGGGCTACTTGCACCTTGTAATATTATTTTTTGAGCTTCAGTTGAGCTAAATGTATAAGTAGCACCTGTTAAAGTATCACCTACATCTGACCGCACAAAAGATGCAGAAGATATACCATCCAATGTATCAGCATCTAACCCTGACCCACTTCCATCTACAGTTTTGATTAGTGTTAATATTTCGCTTGCTGTTTGATCGGCAGTCGCCCCAGATTCAATACCATTTAATTTTGACAATCGAGCATCAGTAAAAGCGTTTGTATTGCTATTTGATTCATATGCAGTTTTAATTTCTGAGGCACTTTGGTCTGCCGTTGCATTGCTCTCTATTCCATCTAACTTTGTTCCGTCAGTAGCTACGTCACGACCATCTACTGTGCCTGTAACTGAAATGTTCCCTGTTATAGTTGCGCCCGAACTTGAAGTTTCAATCTTTGTATTTCCATTATGTTTTATTTGTACCGCTCCAGCACTTGTAGTTTGCAAAAGAACATTATCAGTATCAGCATTTCTTAAATACAACTGGTTTGAATCAATATATAAATTACCAGTTCCCTCATCTTGAATGAAACTATGGCTTCCTGAATGATAGATTTTTAAATCATCAGAATCTCCAAGTTTTATTGTTGCATCGTCAGGCATATCTAAATTTACAGCTACGTTTACTGTTCCATCAGAAGCAATTGACATTCTTGTTGTTGCATCGTTTCCAGTAGTATTAGTACCAAAAGATATTGAACCATTACCATTTCCAAAAGATATTTGTGTTTGGCCGCCACCAGCGCCAGATCTGTTAGTCAAAATGGTTGCATAATCAGCACCAATTGATGATCGACTTTCTGTTTTTATTCTAAAAACTTCACCGGCTCCCGGAGTTGTTGCGTCTTGTGTATATATTGAAATACGACCTACTTCGTCATCCATACCATGTGAAGTATCAGATGATGAAATTCTGAACTCTGGTAATGCACTACGGATGTTGAGTAAAGCACCCGGACTCGTTGTGCCTATACCAACCCGATTATTAGAAGAGTCAACGTGTAAAGTATTGGTATCAATAGTCATATCACCAGTTCCAGTTATCGCTCCTGTTACATCAATACCACTTGCAAAATCACAATTAGTCAGAACATCAATATGTGCATCTGTGTTAACTTTAAAAACATCTGTGCTATTCGTAAGTTTTAATAAAAACTCACCGCTATCAACTGTAACTGTAAAATCGGGATTATTATTTGTGTCTGTAAAATTTATAGTTGCGTTTGTGTTGCTTATATTTATGCCTGTTGTGGTTAAATTACCAAAAGAACTATGGCCTCCTGTAACGGCTTGACTACCAAAATCAGGATCAATTTTTGACCCTGCTATAGCTGCACTTGAGTTTACTTTTGCGTTTGTGATAACCCCATCATCAATAGTAAAAGTTGCACCGCTATTGCTGACAGTAATATCTCCTTTATCTCCATCAGATACACCAGCAGCAGCACCTATTTCAGCAATATTTCCATCGTCTTTCTTAGTAAATAACGTACCATTATCCGTTCTTAGTGCAACTTCTCCAACAACTAAATCACTTGTACCTGGATTACTGCCCGAACCTCTTTTTAGTTTTATCTGATTAGCCATGAGCTATTACCTCCTAGCTCTAATAGCTACCACCATCTATATTGAAATTCGATACACTTTCATTTTCTAAAAATGTTACCAAATCAGACAGGGCAACCTGTACCATTGTTCCATTGTCATTACAAACAAATCTATCTGCTGCTGCAAGTGTTGTAGATGTCGCAGATGTACTACCATCAGTACAGGTATTCAACTCTGTAGTCGTTGAGTTTAAGCCATCTAATAAATTCAGTTCTGTCGCGGTAGAAGTAACGCTCGTTAATTTACTTACTGGTAATGTTCCTGTTATGGAACTAGCAGCAAGATCAAGAGCTATTTCGGTAGATTCAATAACAAGACCACCATTAGCTTTTAGATCCACAGAAAGAGTGTTACCAGACTTATCTAGACCATCACCTGCTGTTATTTGACCAGCACCAGAGAATTGTGCAAAAGTTAAATTATTAGTGCCTGTAACGGCTGATCCCTTATTACTCGTGCAAACAAAACCATTATCGGCATTTACAGTTCCCTGTTCTACGAAGGTGAACATTCCTGCTGCGTCTGAACCAGCAGCTAAATCATCTGCTCTAGCTGGTGACGAACCAACAACATAAATACCATTTTGAGATGCAGTAGATTGATCTTTAACAAGAACACGATCATTTGTTGAAAGAGTTACA